ATAAATGCTCCTTGACCTTCGAATCCAGAAACAGATTCAAGATACATTTCAATTGGATATGCATTCTTAAACTGTGATAGTCTATCTTCTCCGAGGATTTCATCCTTTGCAATAAGGATCCTCGGGATATAATACATATCCTGACCGTAAATTGTGATAGACTCTATAACAAGATCTTCTAAAAGATTCTGTTCGTTTCTAGTGCCATTGCTGAAATATACATTTCTCATCTTTATCCCAGGAAGAATTCTAATGGAGCCGATTTGCGCTCAATAGTGTCCTCAAGATCTTTTATTTCTTGTGTTGCTTCTGCGTATAGTTTATCGCCGTCGATAGTAACACCACCAGGTAGTTGTAAACCACTAAACTTCTTGATGTTTGTTGCCCATTGCTTTTTTAACAGCGCAGTAGAGTAATGCTTTAACCAAGAGTCGCCATACACTGATGTGTAAGTAACTGGATCTAACGCGCGATAGCATTCGACTAAAATATACGTGCCTACTGGAATATTGTCTACCCACGAGTCGTCTATATAAAGCCTTCCAGTTCTACGATTAAATCTATAGAGTGGATTACCGTTTAATGTATAGTCTAACAGAGAAAGATGATTCATCACTTGTTGGTAATAGATCACCGACACCGAAGTCAAGTCGTACAAATCATTCAAACGAAGCTGATACTGCAAGTTAAACATCGACTTTGAAGTACCAGTGCCTGCTGCAACTGGAAATACACGAGTTACACCATAGACATAATCTGGAACTGGAATCCATCCGTTAGTTACATTCTCCGCGGTAACTAAATGCTTCAAGTATAATTTTTCAATACCATCATAATGGTAGACTCTATAGTGTTCGATCGCTTCGTCGATACGATCTTCAATCTGTTGCTCATCTAAGTTAGTCTCAATGACGGGTTCGCCAAGAGCTCTTAAGCAATAATCGATTAAACCTTGTCGTGTTGTGACTGCCATATTAGATATTCCGTAATGTTTAAATTGGTGCAGATGGCCATTGTAGATTAAATGGATATTCAGGTTGATCTGATATGTCTCTTAATTGTTGACGATAAAAAGCCCATGCTTCTTTATCTATAAAAACATCGGATAATTGTGTCCAATCTGAACTGGCTAATAGTGCATTTCTTTGACTAATAACCGTTTGTTCTTCATTGCGTCTTATTTCTAATTTTTCTGAATCAGATAATTCTTTAATTGACCATTGTCTACACCACAATGAATTTATCAATTGCGGTTCAATTTCAATATATGCTTGTGTAGTTTTATTATATTCCGGAATAGGTTGATCTATAACTCGAAATACATTAAAGTCTTTTAACAATTCATCGTTTTGATAAAGAATATTGATTTCTGGAAATGATGTATTTGGATAATCCATTAACAACTTGGACAGTGAATACGGATATTCAGTACTATTAGTATTTATTTTTATAAACATATCAATTCCTTAATTGCTTTTATATATAGCGCTGCCATTATCAACTACTCCTATAAAATTTACACCATCCCAAATAATACTATTAACAGTTGACACTAGTGGTGATGCTAATTTCCAATCACTAATTTTACTACCAGCGTAGTAGAATGGGCCACCGCTCATACTAGATCCAGATGCGTAAGATAAGTTTGTATTGCTTAAATTACTAACAACACGAATAGGATTATAAAAACTTCTTGCAGCATCGAGTAGTGATATATTTATAATATTATCGACTGACGAATATATATCATTGTTTGCTGGATTACCCTTTAATACTAATAAATTTCCAGCACCGATACACACATAATCTCCATTGGCAATATATGATATTGTAGAGTAATTTGTATCTCTTCCATGTCGAGTAAAACCATCTGCAATACTAGTACTTACTTGATGCGAAAAATTAATTGTTCCGCTAATTCCTGCAGCAAACGCAACTTTACCATCTCCAATATTACACACACGATATGTTGAAGAATCTCCTAATGTTGGAGATTCTACTATGGCAGTCCAATTTATTCCGTTAGTCGAATAAATTGGTGCTCCAAACCTTGTCATACAAATATTATTACCTATTAGCGCGGCGTGAATACACGAAAAACGCTGGCTTATTGTATCTAACGGGTTATTAACAATGGACCAATTAGTACCATCATACACATAAGAATTACCGCTATATGAAAATGCATATAATTTTCCATATGCTACTACAAAATTCCCAAAAGATTGACTAGTACCTGCAGCTGTATTGTCAAACTCATCAACCCATGTAGTCATATCTAAACTTTTTATGATTTTGCCATTTCTAAGATACGCATAATAATATGAGTTATAGAATTCTAAAGATAATATGCCAGTACTGGCATATAGTGAACTTACAGATTTTTGGATCCATGTTGCGCCATCAGTCGATATTGCAAAAGTGCCAGCAGTACTACTAGCCACTGCGCACATGAAATATCCATTTACATATTGTAAATCCTGAATATTTCCAGATGAGTAATTCGATTTGATCCATGTAGTTCCATTAACAGTATCTGTGGAATAATATGTTTCATTTGAACCAGTTGCTACAGCAATAGTAGAGGTTGGATTTGTTATAATAAACCGACCACTTTGGAATTGCCCGAAACTAGATGAAAACAGTGGGTTCCACAGTGCTTTTATATTAGATGAATAATATAAAAGACTATATGGAGAAGTACTAGTGTTAACACGATCACCTGTTGCAATATATTTGCCAGCAAACTTAATAATATCCTTAAGTACTGGATAATATTGATTTAATGTCCAGGTGATTCCATTAGATGATGTTGATATGATATGGTTTGCACCAACAGCAATAAATTGATTACGAGTAGAATCCCAAGTAACGTCTAAAATGTTTTGATCATACGTGGTTATAGTGCTTGCAGTCCAAGTAGATCCATTATTTGTACTATACACTAATTTACCACCACTGCCAAGAGAAACTATTGTTCCAGCATTATTAGAGGCAATAGCATTTAATGCTCTAGTAGTATCAGTATATGTTCTAACCCAATCAATACCATTTGTGCTATATGAAATTTCATTATAGTTAGAAGATCCATAACCAACGGTAAAATATTTATTGCTAAAAGAATCCCATAATATATCTTTGTATGATATTGTTGTATTAGTGTTTCCACTTACATTTGAAAGTGTCCAATTTATACTATCATTACTATAACCGATATACGCACCGGCTATAGCTTGAGTAGCTACGTATTTTGCACTAGCTGTAGATGAATATGCCAATTTGTTAGGTTTAGAAGCTCGTATGCCAATAAAATTAGCATATTGTGATATGTTTGAGCCATACGCATAAGAACTACTATCGCCAATTATTAAATATTTATTAGTCGCTGATGCACTATAATATCCGGCATACATTTGTAATCCAAGCATATTTGGCATAGGAATAAATGTCATAGTAATGCCATCAGTGCTACTATACACTCCTCCAGAAGTTGGTATGTATATAGTATTTTGATCATAGAAAAAATCATAAATGTTTTGATTTGTACCTACGATTCCGGACTGAGTCCAAGTGATGCCATTAGGACTTGTGAATATATACGAAGAATTTCCAACCGCTACAAATTTATTTAAAAATGGTACCCATTTTACTCTATTCAAACTGCTAGCATTGCCACCAGTTCCATTACTTGAGGTCCACGTAAAACCGTCGGTACTATATCGTGGTATAGAGCTTTGGCCTACTGCGACATATCTACTATTTCCATATGCAATATCATAGACATTGAATCCCATTGTAGATTGATATACACTCCATGAAGTTCCATTGTAACTAATCCAAAGCTGTTGATTCCAATCGCCCGCGAAATATTTGCCATCTAAATATGCAAAACTATTTGCGTTTACAGGACCAGGAGCAGTTGCAGTATAAGTCCATGAGATTCCATTAACACTTATATAATAGCCACTATTTGTATATCTAATAAATCTATTATTAGCACTATCCCACATAATATCATTAGTTTGATCTGTTATAGGCACTACTACAGCAGGAGTGCTTGGTTCTGCAGAATATACTAATATATTATTACCAGCACCACCAAACCCACGAAAGCTTGAATATGCTATGTTTATGCTATTATCAGTATTGCTTACTATTCTTTTTGGTGTTGCAGCGCTAACAATTTGCGTCCAAGTTTTACCCTGTGGCGCCTTACTCGCGCTTGCCATTAATAATCGTTGAGATGTTATATCCATGCTAATTCTTACTGAGTATAATCAAGTATCGAAGCACCTCGCCAGGTAGTACCGCCATCATCTGTTACAAATATAAACATGTGCGTTTTAGAAGCTGTAAGTGTAGGTGCACTATCGCCAGGCCATTTAACATTAGTCGGCCATGTTATGGTACCAGATGTATAATTAACTTCTAAAGTAAAACTATACGCTACATTTTGCGGAGGACTGAAGAATTCTATAACGCAACTAGCACCAATAAATGCAGTATAATAATTGCTAAACTCACAATAAATTGTTCGCACGTTTGCACCAGCGCCGCTGCGATCACCGAGGGGCGAAAGCACGTTAACAGGCTGTTTGAAATTACCATTTAATGTAAGACCACCTTCGAATGAAGTGATATTTATTAGAGCTCGACTATCGTTGATTACATTGAATCCTGATATTTTAATTGCCATCTTCGTCTCCTTTTATTTGACTCGGCTATTGTTTATTTATAACACTCTACAATCTTAACATGACGCTTCGTGTTTCTACAAAAGAGATATCGATTACACTTCTGTTGGTGCTGCAGTTGTTGTTTCAGTCACGGGTGCCGCATCATTCAGTTCATAACTATATCTTTAATTGGGTTCAACAACCGGATTAACTGCTGTAGTAGATGATTCCATATATGGCCACACAATATTAAATGGATCTTCTTGTTTTGTAATATCTCTTAATTCTTGTACATAAGTGTCAATTAGTCTTATGTCATCAGTTAGTGGTAAGTCCAATCGAACTTCGCTTAAGTATCGTTGAATTCTCCAATCAAGTTCTTGAATCACTTGGTCTCTTATGATTCGAATTGATTTCCATTGCATATCTAAAACTTCTTGTTTTTCTGTGTCGGTCATTTCTAACAAGACCCATTCAATTCCAGTCCATTCTACTTTTTGAAAACGAGATGGAACTGGTTTTTCTTGTGTTATTATTGCGTAACCAGCAGATATAATTTCATCTTCGGTATACGTTGTGTTGTTAGTTCTAGTACTTCCATCTGCTAGTCTAATTCTATGAGGAAGACTATGAACTGGAGCTTGAGTGTTATATGAATAATACATGTTATGACCTTAAGCTGTTAATTTAAATTCTACTACTGGACGAAGGCCAGCACCAACTTGATTTCCGGTTATGCCATTAACAGTGTATGCGCCTGCACCGTCTGTTCGCTCAAAATAAATATTACCAGCACTAACACGAGTAGTACCAGTTGAACTATAGTTTGTAGGACATTGTCCCCATGCTATTGCAACTGACAGGCCCCCAGTTGCCAACCATACAAATGGAGTAGGAAATAAAATTTCTTTATAGGCTCCTCCAGTAAAACTTTGACTCTGTGGATCAGATACTATAGTATAACCTCCGCCCCCAGGATTCGATGTTGAAGTAAATGTTCCATTTTTCATGCCTACAGCATAACTTGGGTATGGTTGATTCGTCGGTTGGCTATTTACATAGAATCTTATACCATATAACGTTACATTTGAAGTTCCGAGTACGCTTTGCATTTCAGCCTGGGTATAAGCAAAACTAAGAAAATACCTACGATAATAGTTATTTACGATACCAGCCGCGGTTGTGGCGCCAAAATTAGTAAATGTACTTGGAGTATTAGACCAAGTTACTGCAGGTGCTGCAGCATCGGTTACAGTAATAGTAGAAGTAGTTGCTAATATAGGGCCAATAGTCGATCCAGATCTTAATGAAACAGAAAATGCTTCACCTTCAACAACGCCATCTGGAACAAGTGTTTTAGTAAAAGACCCAGTTCCGCTTGTAACTGAAAAACTACCAGATAATAATGAATCGGTAAAATCTGCCGTGCTCATAGTACCAGTGACGTTATTGACTGTGTAATATGCAGTCCCGGTAAAACTTCCAGATACAGTAACACTAAAAATTACGTTACCGTTACTGCCGCCGCCACCAACGCCTCCGCTGCCTTCTGTAACATTGACATTGCTAGGAGTAATAGTTCCAGTAGGAGTCTGACTCGTGTCATTTATAGTTAATGTCTGTGGAGCTCCTATAATAAATCCATTGTATGACAGTTGTGCGATTAAAGTTTCTGATCCTTCAGTAGTTGAATCGTTAACTATGGTGTATGCTGATCCAATGCTTGAAACGCCAGGGTTTCTGATAGTTGAAAAAAATAGTCCAGCAGTATCAGCAGCGACTGCAGTGCCACTATATGAAATATTAAAAGTCCATGTTGACCAAGTTCCACAATTTCCAAGCATAAAAGATAAGTACGTGTTTGATGTACCTTCATTGGAGCTCGCAGGACTCCAACCTATGCTAGAAACTGTTAATGTTGGGATTGTAAATGTCCCCGAAGTATAAACAACCGTTCCAGCAGTACTATTTGTGCGTATTTGAATTTGATATGTTTTAGCAGTTTTACTAGTATTTCCAGTAAAATTTGTAGTGTATGTAAAACTGCCCAGCTGACTACTTGCAAACTGTGTGAACTGACCAGAAACTGTAGAACCACCAAAATCAGCGCTTGTTGAATTGCCATGCAATATAGTCCAGTATAGAGTAGTATTTACTGTAATATTTGTTGTAGTAAGTTGTAAAGTAGTGCTTGAATTTTCTAAAACTGTTCCCGAGTTTGTACTAAGGCTTACATATGTTGGCGGCAAGATCGCCAGCGGCCAGGTTGAAGAGTTTCGAAACTGATCAAACGTATCAAATATACCATTAGCAGCATTTGATGTAACAGTTTGCTTTGGCCCTATCATTCCTGAATTTCGTTTCATATTTTAATTCTCAGTACAATTTATTAAACAGGAGTTATAGAGAAAAATCCACCAAGACCAGTGGTACCACCTACTGTCCATGTTGTACCTCCACCGGCGGTAGTGCCTTGCCATCCACCACTAGACCAAGCCGAAATATACGCAGTACCACCTGATTCAAGTCTGTATGAAGTACCGCCTCCACCTGGGCTTTGACTAGGAGTATCACCACCAGCTTTGCCACCATAATACCCGCCGCCTCCACCAGGACAAGCACCCCCACCACCACCAAATCCACCGTGACCAACACCACATGGGCTGTTGCGTCCACCTAGGCCACCCCAAACAAAGTGTTGAGCACCAACGTCACCTTGTACGCCATTAACGCCACTAAAGCGTATTGGAGAGTATACGTTTGAGAATGCTGCGCCACCATCGTAAACACCAACGCCGGGACTAGGACCGTCGGTAGCTATACCTCTACGAATGGTTGGGTCATCAGTAGTTTGCCCAGCCCAAGCTTGTGTTGTAACTGTTTGATCATATCCGCCACCGCCACCGCCAGCTACTAAAATTGGAATAGCACTTGTGTACACGTCAGTAGCTGCATTTCTTAGTGCAATTGCTGTCATGCCACCACCGCCATAAAAGCCAGTGCCATAGTTGCCAACTAGTGCTACAAATCTAGAAGCTAAAACTACTACCATAGTAGCATTTATAACTGCTCCAAGACCATGATTATTTCCCGAGCCTTCTGCCCCTCTAATAACTACAGTATATGTTCCTGGTATTAAATCAAAATAATGATAGCCTGATATGAATACGTAGTTAGCGCTGGCTGGAATAACTGTACCTGCCGACGCTGCGTATCCAGCTTGAGTTCCTGGTCCAGATGAGCTACTTCCATCAGTTGCAAAGTTAATTGCTATTTGAGAACTGGCAACAGGAGCTGCCCGATTAAGTTTAGCATAATCAATATCATAAACTCCAGTCAAAGTAGAGACTTTAGTAGATTTAATTATTCCGGTGTTGTCAGTATAATATGGCATGATTAGGCGTAGATTTCTTCAAAACTAATAATTGCGTTTAGCGCACTGTTAGCACTTGCTAACACGAATATAGCATCACCTTCTTCCAAATAGACTTGTGTGTCTTTGCTTATTACAACTAGTGTAGCATCTGCTGGCACCGAAATAGTTTTAGCGAGACTATAACCAGTAGAAGTAGAAGCATCAAACAAAGTAACACTTACATCAGCAGCACTGGTGCCATCGACGTTGGATATAATCACTGAGTTTACTTTGTAAATTCTATTGGTTGGAACACCTCCAGTCACATTGACGTTGCCTGTGGTTACTGCGTGACAAATTGTTCTGCCATAAATGTTGGTTGCTGTCGCTATGTTTGGGTTTGCCATTTTAAATTCCTTTCAATTATATTTATCTTGCAAAAACTAATGATTTGCCAAAAGTTAAACCGCCGCCGCCACCTGAGCCATTAGATGCAGAAGTAATACGTCCTTGAGCATCAACTGTAATGCTGGCTAATGTATATGACCCTGCAGATACCCCTGTATTTGTAAGAGATATAGTGCCAGATGTAGTGATAGTACCACCAGTCAAACCAGTACCAGTTGCAACCGAAGTTACTGTTCCAGTGTTTCCTGTAAGCGTTGTCCCGTTTGCAACAACCGTTGTTCCATTAAAAACCATCGTTGTATACCCACCCTGGCCAGGTGTGATTGCTCTTAGAACTGCGTTGGTCCCTCTAGCACCTGCTGTAATGTTTTCAGTTGCAACAAACTCAAGACCAGCGCCACCTGTCCAACCCGAACCAGTATAAGCAACTGGTGACACCCTATAAAGTGTTGTCCCATTCAATGTTTGTGTTGGTGAAGCAATTGTCCCGCCTGATGTTCCACCTTGAATGCCAGCAACCGTACCTGAGTCTGCATCAGTTCCATAATTGTCTTGACGTCCATAAGACGTAATCA